GAAACCTGAACGGTCTTACCAACGATTTGCGTGAAGTTGCCAACACGGGTCGTGGGAGCCAACGAGGAAGCGGCTGCGTCATCACCTTCGATGAGGGCGTTAGCAGTCGTAGCGGCTGCCAATGCGTCGGTCTGCCACTCGTGGTTGGTCTGGGTTGCGCGAGCCTTACCGATGGACGACATGATAGGCGTATCGGTGGGGCTGATGTCATAAATGACGTTTGCTAAGTCTTCGCGGACACCGATGCTGGTGTACCGCAGGTAGGTATTTGAGGGTACTGACATTTAATTCTCCTTAGAGGAATCGTTCAAATAAAGCCGCCGCATCTCGCGGGCGGCCAGTTGTTTTGAGTTGCTTGGTCAACTTCTTGACCTGCTCGGAATCCTTGTCAACCTTCTGACTGCCGGTTCCGGGGCGAAGTGACTTCGGGGCTTCGGCAACCTTTTTTTGGGCTACGGACTTACCCTTCATCAACTTCTCGTATTGCATACCCTGATAAAGGGATAGGACGGCGCGGTGGTCGTACACCTGCGACAACTCTTGGTCTGTCCAGCCAATAGACTTAGCGTAGTTCCGAATGTCTCTGCGAATAATCTCGCCTTTGACATCATCAGCCAGGTCGGGGATGGCGGCTTTGAGCCGTTCCGTCTCCTGATTGATGTGCGACCTCAAGCGTTCCTGTTGTTCAGAAGCCTGTTTCGCTTGTACGGATTCGCGTTCTGCGCGGACTGCCTGGAGTTGCTTCTCGCGTTCCATTCTCTCTGCCATCTTGACGGCGTACCCAATGGGGTCTTGGTCTTTTAGGGCAGAAATATCTTCCTCGGGTTGCTCAAGCATCTGCTCGATGACTTGTAACCGTTGGGCGTAGGTATCACGGAGTTTGGCGGCTTCTTCTATCTTCGTGCGTTCGGCCTCGACTGCCTTGCGCTGTTCAGCTAGAGTCTGCGTCTTTTTTGTGTAATCTGATGTGCGGGAATATCCCTTGATGAGTTCGTCTAAGTCCACCTCTAGTTCTTCGTTGTCAACTTTGACACGAAACCGTTGTGGCGCTTCGACTTCTTCCTCTTGAACTTCCTCGCCTTCCGCTTCCTCGGATTCCTCGGCTTGCGCTTCGTACTCCTCGGTTTCTTCTTGCGCTAGTTCCTCGGCTTGGCCTTCTGGCTGCTCTGGTTCCAGCATCCCAAAGATTTTGGCGGCTGCATCGTCTACTGTTGGACTCCCTTGCGGGTTGGTCTGCTCCATCTGTGACTCCTAGTAGTTAAAAAACTTTCCAGCGTTTCTTGTCAATCTCCTTTTGCATGGCTATTGACTTGAGTGACGCTACAAACTCGTCCAGCCCTTTGAGTTTTAGGCGCTCGCGTTCACGAACATCCACATCCTCATCCCGACTGTCTAATATGTTGGAAATATACATCAGGCGTTGCTTTTCTACAACACCCATAAAAAACTCGTCTTGCAAGAAGGCTATTGCCCGTTCTGTTTCGTTCAACCAGGTATCTCCACGTTTCCTGTAATCTGTGCCCCGACCTTGGCGGCTTTAAGCTGCGCCTCGGCTTGGAACTCTGCTGTCTTGAGTTGTAGTTGGGCGGCGGCTTTCTCGCGCTCCAACTGAATCTGAGCGGCTGCCTTGCCCTTGGCAATCTCGATGTCGTTTATAGCCTTGGCGCGGTCAATCTCAATCTGGGCTTGGGCTTGTTGCATGATGGCATCCATCGCCGGATTCGAAGCCGGTTGCTGGGGCTGCATTATCTGCTGCTCCATCTCAGGCGTAATCTCGCGGAAGAACTCGTTGGTGTCCTTGAACCCTGCGGACTCAATGAAGCGACCCAAGGTGTTGCGGTATTGGCTTGGGGACACGAGGGGGTTAGCCATACCCATCTGGGCAAGGATTTGTTCCTGCTTTTGGAGAACGGCGGCGGTCATAGCCATCTGCTGTTCACGGTTGCCGGTTCCTAGCCCTACGTTGATAGAGATGTCGTACTCGTTACTCCACTCACGAGGGTCAATTGCCACAAACTTGCCACGCATCCGCACGATTCTTTCCTTGTCTTGGTACTTGCAGACCAAGTGCAGGATTGACTTAAACAGGTCTTTAACACCGCTTTCGGCAAATATCCGAGCGATTAACTCAACCTTTGCTGCGCCTGCGTTCTGAACCATAGCCACGGCGGTAGCGGTAGTGTTTTGCAGAATGTTGGGGTCTAAGCCCTGAGAAGCCTGTGTAACGCCTGTGCGCTTCTGCTGTACCTCGTCCATGTACCCAAGCATGGGGAAGGCTTGGTTGGCCACTAAAGGCACAGTTAGCGGGGTAATTGCTTGTGGGTTCTTGACGCGGACAATGCCACCAGGGGTGACGGTCAGCATATCGTCTAGGTTTACCTGTCCGTCCACTACTGCCATCCGAGCATTGTTAGACAAATACAGGTTGTCTAGCATCTGACGGGTAATCGTGGTCTTAATCTTCTGAATGTCTGACACCCTGTCTGCCAAGCTGTGCCCGAAGAACTTGTGTGGCATCGGGATTGGGCAGATGGAGCAAAACGGGATGAAGTCGGCTTCCTCGTTCTCTAGGATTGTGTTTCCTGCGTAGAACACGCGGCGCAACTCAGCGATTCCGTCGCCGTCGTAGTCTGTCCGGATATAGCACTCGAACGTCTCAATCTCGTCCATTGAGGTGTCAAGGCTGGGGTCATCTGGCTGCTCGCCGTTGGGGAACCGCGCTACCCTCTCTGGGGTGAACGTCAGGTCGTCGTAGGCTGGCAACTCGTCAATCTCTTTAGCCTTGAACCCCATCGCCAGTAACTCTGAACGGGTGGTTAGTTTGCGGTGCGCCACAAATGGGGCATCGGCAATCCGGCGGGCCTTCTTGGAGATTAAGAACTCCTCGGGAGGCACGTTCTCGACCTTGACCGAACCCTTCTTGTTGATTTTCTTAACCTTGACGTTGTAGGCAAAGATGGGCTGCATGGTCTGTACTGGCGCGCCTGTGATAGGGTCAGCCATCATTGATGGCATCTCGCCTACCTGCACCTGCTCTTGGCTTACAACCTCCATCGTGCCGTCAGACAGAAGCATTGTAAGTTCTTCGTCAGAGAGGTTCTCGTACTTCTCTTTGGTTACGTCTGTGTCGTCGTTCCACCAGACCTTGATTACGCCGTTCTTTTGCAGGAGCGCGTCCTTGAACCAGGTGTGGAATACCTCAAAGCCTGGGTTATCGTTCATCAGCACCCAGTTGCAATACTCGGTGGCTTGCTTGGCGGCTTCCTCGTCGCCCGGAGCCTTTGGCTCAAAGCGCACCACGTTGTCCGACTGCGTAAAGATACGGATAAGCTGTGGGAGTGCGCCGTCTATCGCTTCTGCAACTTCGCCGGTAACGATGGTAGACCGACCCTCGACTTCGTTGCCATAGGGTTCGCGGTTGTACGACATCAAAGCGTCACGGCGCTCCTCTACCGTCTCGGTATTGATGTAGCCAATGGCGTTGTCAATCTCGTTATCAAGGATGGCTTGTAGGTCAAATTCTTGCATTTAGACAATCCATTTCGTATTCACGTTAAGCGGTTTAGACCAAGTAGACGATGTGTTTAAGCCCACAGCGAGATACCTAAAGGCATCCGAAGCGTGGGACGACCAATCATGCAGGGGCTTGTCGTAGAAAACATTGCGCTTCTCATCGTACTCTCGGCGGTAGTTGCGTAGTGCATCTGTGCCTTGTTTAACTCGTGGATGGAAGTAGCAATTAGGTAGAAACCTTCTAACGGCTTGTATCCCATCGTCGACTGACACTCTGGGGCAGACGGTAATGTTGAGTCCGAGGTTTTGCAGGGCTTCTTTTCGGCTCTTTCCTGTCCCCAACTCGCGTACCTCGACATCATGGGGAAGAATATGCTCGGCATTTGTGTATTCATTGTTGCGTATCCAGTTCACATACCAATCTAAGCCGACTCCGTGGTTCTCCACGAAATCAAGTAGCCTACGCTCTTGCCCCGCAATTTGGCAGACCCAGATAGCCGTCGAATCACCAACGCCCAAGTCCCATGCGGTATAAGTCTTGCATAAATCATCCC